CTAAACTCACCTGGTTGAATTGGAGAATCTTCATCTCTAATTCTAATACCTCTGGTTTTAAAACCAGCTGGCAAATTAGCCAAAGTCCCAGCATCAATTAATTGTCTAACAATTGACGTTGAGGCTTTGGATAAACCACCAATCATATGAGTTAAGCCAAATCCGTAAAAACCTAAACCAGGCAAAAATTTAAAGTGAACGAAGTATTCGATTTTATTTTTCATCGGGTCGTCTTCTTCAAAGTTTCTACGAATCGCTAAAATGTTTTCGCCGTTGCTGTCAATCGTTACGATATAAGGCAACTTAACTTCTGTATATTCACCCTCTGCATTTACGTCTTCAAACCCTTCGAGGTCTAAATTACAATGAACTTCGTAAAGGTTTGAAACCTCACCAGTATCGTAAGAGGGTTCCATTCCTTCTAATCTTTCTATTTCTTCTTTAACACCCGAAGCATCAGAAGAACTGTTGCCATCAGCAACTCTAACATCTCTAAGATTCTAAATCGGTTGTATAGTAAGGAACAATTAAATCTTCGGGCGCAACAAATTTTGAAACAGCTCTTTGTAAGTTTTCATCGTAATAAACTTTCTTAAAAGCAGAACCTGCTAACGGAAGATAGAATAACATTTGGTCTAAATCTTCATCGTACTCTTCCATTACGTGAATGATTTGATAATTCATAAACTCTTTAACGCGTTGAGCTTGTTCTTCTGAAGCTGCGCTGTATTCGCCAACGACTTGAGTTTTAACTGGGCCTTGAGCTGGTAATAATTCTTTGTAAGCTTGCGCTTGGAATTGAGTCACACTTTCGCCAAGCAACGGATGAATAACACCACTCGCACCCTCGAAAGGTTCAGACCTAGCATCATCAAACTTCATACCTAAATATTTCAAGCCATCGGTATAAGTTTTTTCCCAATCTTTTCTAGCCGCTTTATCGTTTTCTATTGCAGCTGTTAGTTCAATATAAATTTTACTAAGCTCAGACTGAGAAACAACTTCTGCTAAGTTTTCGCTAAAACCAACATCGCCCATTTCTTCTTCCATTTCTCCCAAAATAACTGAGCCATCGTCTTGATACTGAACCCCTTCTTCGTCCAAACCTTCTAAGATTTCAATAATTTCATTATCAATATCTTCGGTTGACCGTTCAGTTGTCATATCTTGCATGTCTTCTACTTCTTGAGCAGGATCAGGTGTTTGTCTTTCTATTGCCATCAGTAATAAACTCTCTGTCTAGGTTCGCGTTCTTCGTCCTCGTAATCACTATCTAAGTTTACAAAACCGCCTTCGCGGAATCGCATCAACGCTTGAGTCATAGTATCACATAAATCATCGTGAGCTCCAAACGGAAATGATGCACATTCTTCAATCATATCCTCGGCAAATGCCATATTCGGAGCATACACCATACCAGACTCAAAGATGGGAGCAACCGAGTGCATTCTTGTTGTTTTATCATGGCCTCTGGTCGGCGAATAATTTACCACAGGTATGCCCATTCTTCTAAGCTCATGGGTGAGTGGCGTACCACTTGCTTTGGCTTCAATCAAAACCATATCGGTTTCCCAGTATTGATACTCGCGCATCGCTATTTCTTTGAGTTCAGGGAAGTCCCACCTGCCTTTTTGACAGTCTAATAAAATAACGCAATCGGGCGAATCTTCGCTGGGTCTAAATACACCCCAAGTTGAGATGGCTGAGAAGTCAGCCGTTTCTTTTTTAGAAAACGCCGTATCGTAAGACTGCATAATATATTGAACGGAGGGTAAAGAATCATGTTTCCATCTTTGCCACCAGTCGCGTTTTATAATCGAACCCTCTTCAGCAGTCGGCGTTTGCATCCACTGAGCATTCCACTTCATTCCTGGCAAAGACGCTTTAACTTTTTGCAATTCTTCTAACGCCCAATACTCGGGCCAAAGAGGCTTTTCTGTATCTGGAAAAATAGCAGGGAACTCTATTACTTCCCACTGGTCAGCCAAAGGTTCTTTCTGCGCTTCTAGTAACTTAGCCGTTAGATCAATAGATGACCAACGCGTCATCACTATTACAATCGCACCTTTTGGCTGCAAACGCTGGCGAGGTCCAGAAGTGTACCACTCGTAGGCAGACTCTAACGCATTTGGCGAAAGTGCATCCTGTTCAGAATGCGGATCGTCGATGATTAACAGATCCGCACCCCGCCCAGTTACAGCACCACCCACACCCGCTGCAAAGTATTCGCCCCCTTTATTGGTTTCCCAACGTCCTGCTGATTTGTTATCAGCCTGCAAACTAACGTCGGGAAAAACTTGTTTGTATTCTTTTTGATCCATCAAGTTACGCACTTTACGACCGAACCTAACGGCGAGCTCACCCGTATGGGTCGTCTCCATTATTTTCATTTTAGGTTTGAGTCCCATCACCCAAGACGGAAAGAAGGTCGAGGCAAACTCAGACTTGGTATGTCGAGGTGGCATGTTAACAATCAAACGATTGATTTCACCTCGAGCAACTTGCTCTAGCTTTTCGGCGAATATTTGATGATGGCGACCGCAGACAAACTCTGGCCACATGTGGTTGACGTAACTCAAAAAAGATTCTTGACACTCATCTTGAGTGGAGTAACCGTCTTGCTTTTCTAAAAGCAGCAGGGCTTCTTTGAGTTCAGCCTCTGTAAGTTTGGAAAAATCCATATGTTATAAATTAAATTCTTTTCTTAATTTTGCTAGCAAATCTAAATCTAGTTTTTCTGTACCTTGCAAGTCTAACAGTTCTTTTGATATTTCTTCAGAAGTTCTGTAAGGGGTACCCATTCTTAATTGAGTGGCTTCAGCCATATCTTTAGCTGTAGCATTTGGAACGTCCAGCTTTTCAGCTTTCTGTACTCTAGTTAATTCTTTTTTTAAGTCGCTTTCTTTAATTCCCTTAAACAATTTATCTAACTGTTCTTTAGATGGATTGGTCAAAGTTTTTTGTCTGTACTTGGTTTGAGTCCCGTAAGGTTCTAGCCTGCCAGTTTTTGGAAAATACAATTTAATTTTTTCAACACCTTTTTTGTCAACAATTTCTTCAAAGTAAGGTCGCGGTTTGAAACCCATCAAAGGATCTGACATATCAACTCTAGATGGAATACTGTTTTTTTCCATATAGATTTTTCCCAAAGTGTTATCGCCAGTTTTAAAATTTTTAGGCAGTTTGTTTAAATTAACAACGTCTTCGTAAAAATCTATTTTATCGCTGTCTAAAATTGCATATGGTAGCTGTTGCAAAAACTTCATTCGTAGGATTGGCTAATTGGGCTAGTCTTGCCGCAGATGTTACTTTGCTAACTGGACTAGCCATCATCATTGCTATATCTCTTATCGGACTAGATTCATATTCACGCATTTTTATTTCTAAAGGATTGAATGGTTCGATAGTACCTAAATCGAAAGTACCTGGGGGAGCCTCAGTTACAGGAGCTGACTCTGTTAGCATATCAAGCGCTGATTGTAAGTAGCTTACCTCGTCGCCTGTTGCTTTGTTGGTTCTTGTAGTTGTATAACTGATACGATTGTTTGGTAAATATTCTACGTTAACCTCTTCTAAATATTTTTCAAAATCATCCCTTAAATCTTCTATATTATTAAATATTTCATCCGCTATTTTTTCTGGATTTTTTTAGAAGCTCTGAAATTTATTGTTTCTTTTAAGTCTTTATTTTTCGAATAATCATCTGCATCATATTCATAAGAATGTGCAACGGCTTCATTTACTAAAGGAGCTAATATTCTACCTCTTTCACCTGCTAATGATTTAGCTTTTTTTTTCAAATAAGGACTGTTATAAAAATTGTTTATCCAACCGCTTCTTTGAGCAGCTCTATGGAAAATTTCATGTTTTTGAGTTGATTCATGATTTTTATCTTCATAACCAAATTTTCTTACATCCTTATAAACGACTGTATCTTTAGAAGGACTGTAAGTTCCAGGATTCCTTGGATTAAAAAGTTCGTTTTTTCCACTCATTCCTAATTGTGTTGTTGACAATATTTGACCGCTGCCTTCTGCTGGAAAAGGCCGCATGCCGTATTGGTCAATTAGGGGGTTGCCTGTAGTTTTAAAAAATCTAGGGTCTGTATAACCCTCACCACTCATTGAGCTCATTTGAGCTTCTTTTGATACTAATCTATTTTTTGCAATAAAATCTTCTAATTCTGCAAGCTTTCTTTTGTATTCAGTTGATCTTGAAGGTCTTGAGGGACCTTTAGAAAACTTTCCCATTGCTAAGCTAGCTGTTCTAGTTCTGCTCCGATACCATCTTGAGGCATCGCTTCGGCTTCTGCCATCTCAGCAACAAGTTGAATGACAGTACCAATATCTTCATCGTCGAGCCCTTGCTCTTGAAGAAACATCATTATCTCTTCTTCGCTTGCGCCTTGCTGAATCATTTGCACAACCATTGTTACAAGCTGATCAATCATTTCCATTTCTGGAGCCATCTGCTCTAGGTCTTCCATTGATTCCATTGCGCCTTCTACCTCAGAATCCATACCGCCTAACATGGCATCTATTTCATTTCCTTCCATAATTACCTCATCACCTTCTGCATAAACGCCTCGGCCTTTTAATATATCTGCTTGAGTTACTTTACCATCGCCTGTTAGGTCGGGGAAGTCGCCGCCGCCTGCTAGTTGGGGTCTGCCTTCCATTTCTCTAAGCTGGTCCATTAGTTTAAAAATTTCTTGTACTTCTTCTGGCGTTTCAGCATTTCTTGCCATTTCTACTAAAGCAAGCATATCTGGAGATTGTTGTTCTATAGATGTATCTGAACCTATACTTCCTGCAGCCATTAGTCCGCTTTCTGCCACATCACCTGTTGACATCATCATACGACGCTCAGCTGGAAAGTCTTGTTGTAAAGTTCTGCCCGCCATCATTCCAACAGGTGCAACCTCTGGAAGTTCTTGAGTCAGACCTAAAGGTTTACGTAAACGATTTCTTGGATTATAAAATCTTCCACCTGGCCTATAAAGACCAGGAGATCCGCCTGCGTACACTCTGCCATCATCCACACCTGGCGTACTTGGTCTTCTTGGCATACCAATAAACCTATCATCTACATATCCCATATCGCGTTGCCCTTTTAACATGCGAATGAAATTACGTAAACCAAAAAGGCCACCACGTTTTTTGTCGCGTCTTATTTTAGGTTTTCTTGGAAATATTGGTCTAGGTTGATTTCTAGGGGGGTCAAACAGCGGATCAAAAGGTCTAGGTCCAAAAGGCATTGGCATGCCTCCTATTGTTTTAATCGGCAACTGAGATATAGG